GTTATTCAGGATATGGTGGAAACGGCTGAAATGGCAATGGAGATCGACAATGAACGCCGTGAGCTGGAGGCGAAAATGAACGCTCTGAAAGAGAGAACTGACCGTTTATCATCCGGGGATAAAACTTTTGAAAAATGCCGGAAAGCTGTTGAAAGGGTCTTTGATTCTTCGGAAACGCCGGAACACCTGGAAAAAGGCGTGATGAAATTGAGAGATAGTTACGCCATTGAGGATTTGCAGGAAGCACGTAGACAGTTGGGATATTAGGAGGTATGGAATATGAGCAAATGGATTAGATGGTTCAAACACAATGAATCAATATACCCTGAGGTGGGGCAGATGCCTTTGAAAGATTTAGAAAGCGTGTTAAAGGAGTTCGGAAGCGAAGCGAGAAAGGTTTTGAAAGAAACCGGGGCAGATCATGTGATATATGCCACAAAGGAATATGACGAAGAAGATGAAGTAAAAGAGGTAAACTTCTACATGATTCCGCTGGATGATGCAGAGTTTCACCGGAGAGTAAAGAGCTTTCAAGAAACTACACCAAAATCAATGATATATGCAGTACACAAATTATAGAGAGGAGAGTACCAATGAAAGAGAGCAGTATTTTTGCGATTATCCGGGCAATAGACCCGGACAACGCACCATACATCATCCAGGACAGCGAAATCGTAAGACACTTTCAGAGAGCCGCTGAGCATCTGAAAAACGGAAATAGAAAACTTGCTGGTTTCTGCTTCCGGGGAGCTAAAGAAAAGGTTACACAGTTCGGAGAGCATTATTTGACACCGGCAAACATCCAGGTGGGCGATGGTGTTACCGTGAACCTCTGGAGTGACAGATATGCCGCCACGGTAATTAAGGTTACAAAGAGCAGCGTCACTGTTCGCAGAGACAAGGCAACGCTGAATCCGGATTTTAAGCCAGAGTGGATTCCTGGAGGATTTGCGGCACACTGCACAAACCAGGAGGAACAGAGTTACACATACGAGCCGGACGAAAACGGTACGGAGTACACATTCCGTTGGTCCAGAAAATACCAGAGATACGGTCAGCCAGGAAATCTGTCACTGAGCAAAGGCCGTCATGAGTTCTATGATTACAATTTTTAGGAGGTAGAGAAATGAGCAAAGAGAAGAAAATCAGCGAAATGGAAAACAAGAAAGAGCAGTTCGTGGCACTGGCAAAAGAGGTATATCCTCTAATCGAACAGATCAGGGAGGCACTGGCAAAAAGTCCATTCGGGGAATCTGCCAGTATCAGCATCAGCACTGACGGGTACATGGAGTTCCGACCGTATGATAGCGGCTGGAGGCTGAACAGATACCGCTGCGATAGCACACCGGTAGCGCAGTATGAGTACCAGGAGAAAATCGTTCTGGAGGAGGGAAAGTAGATGGCAGATAGAGGAAATCATCGCTTAAATGCGGAAATCGAGAGACACATCAATCAGTGGGACGGCACTGTTCACGGTCAGGTTATCAAGAACATGTACGAGAATGGTTCGGATTATGAGAGCATTTGCGAAGCGGCAAACATCGACTATGAAGATTATGAGGAGGAGTGAACCTATGACAGTGCAAGAAGCTGAAAAAGCTGGAATGAGTGACATTGATATTGCCCTGGGTATCGTGACTGGAGAGTTAGAGGATGAATCGGAACCGGATGAATACCGGGATCCGGTTCATGGAAGAATCGTAAAGACAAGGTTTGACCCGTACCACGATGTAAAGGTGTACGAGGATGGCTACGAGGAGCGGTACTACATAGGAGATTAGGAGGAAAAACATGGTAAAAACAGTAAAAATCACTACTGACAACAAAATATCGGTTGAGGAGCTTCCGAACTGGAGCTTGGGTTCCTGGAAAAAGGCAATCGGAGCAGATTGCACAGAAACCGTAAAAACCCAGATCATGTACGATCTGTTTCGTGAGCCGGTTGTAATGATTGTTGATGAATCCGGACTTGTGAAAAACAGAGAGGTAAACGCTGTCGGTTCGTTCCTTTATGGCATCCAGAACCACGGAACGCCGATTGTCGGAGATATTATTTTCGGACTACAGAACGGTCCGCAAATTCTGCCACTCGCAGATGCGGAGCTGGTGAAATTCTTTTTGAAAGATCATTTTCCGTTACTGGAGGAGGTACAGAAGTGACAATCAGAGAAGCAGGAAAAGGCGTGGTCGTGGGTGATGCCGGCACCCAGACCTACCGCATTGGTTTTAACAGTAACGATGAAACAGAGCTGGATGCAAAAAACATGAGCGAGCTGGAAGAATTGTGGCGGTCGCTGTGTCCGGAGTTCGGATGCAAGGCAAACAGCGTGGATTACGTGGAAAGGGTGTAGGAAATGAGCATAGCAGTAAAAGAATTAAACAAAGACCTGATTCACAGGGCGAATAGTAACAGCTTTGGCGGAAAGAGGGGCGATATATCCGAGCATGAATATCAGGTGTATGTGGAGAGAGTGTTGTCCTGGCCGATCTCAGAGGAGAAAAAGCAATCCATCCTGGATAAACTGCATGAAAAATGGAGCGAGATGCTGAAATATGAGGCACAGCACGTCAGTGTAATGGTGGCAGGCCCGGCAAAGTACAATTCCAGGAAGCTGGATAAGTCAGATAAAATCCTGGAGCTTTCCGCAGCTTTTTCGGAGTGGTTCAAAGACTTGGAGGATCAGATAAAAATAGGACAGCAGAAAAACGATAAGGCGGAGAAATTGTTGAAGCTGATTGAGTTCTGCAGGAAGCCGGACAATCCGTGTGATCCTACAAACCACCTGGCAGAATTGGCAATGTATGATAACGCCTCTTTCGTCCAGATTTACGAGGAGTTGTACCCAGAATATAAGTGGCGTAAGAACAGCACTATTGCGAAGCTGTACCAGAAGTCGCTTGCCGGAGAAATTAAGGAAATCCGGAAAGAGGTATTTTTCGAGGATGCCAACATGACGGCATATAAAGAGGCTGACAGGGTTTATATAAAATTCCTGATGCGACCGAAACGGCAGCTGATTGTAGCACTGAAATCTCGTGGATGGTGGTGGAACAGCTATAAGAACGCCTGGAGTACATACCCGGATAAGCTGGATCCGGAATGGGTGGCATCTATCAGTGAGAAATACGCAAAGTACATTTAGGAGGTCTGAAATGAATTATATTTGTTCGAAGCAAGGAAAGATTGACAAGCTCTGGGGGCGTTTTATTAAGCACCTCCTGGAGCTGGAGGCGGCAGGAATCAAGGTGGAATACATCCGGAAAGGCGAAGTGATCCTGAACGGGAAAAGGTTCGAGCCGGTATACAAGGAAAATACAATGAGCTGGGAGCCGATCGGCTGGAGATATGAACCAGGTCAGAATTACATCACGTTTGTAGGTTATGACATATCGCCGCTGATTAAGTACCTGACGAAAGACAGAGGCAAAAATGGTCTGCCGCTGGAGGATGCCGTAGAGGAGTGCTTCGGTGCAAACACTCCGGAAAATTACGAAAAGGGTGTCCGGTTCGTGGCAAGCCTGGGGAAAATGGGAATCATTCCGTCATACGAGGCAGACAGGATTGTTTCCCAGATGGACGAAATAATCAGCCAGGAGGGGTAAAGCATGGAATTTCCACGAGTATCAATAAAAAGGAAGAATGAGGCTATAACGCAGTTTGGAGGCATGGAAATGTTTCCTCCGGTCGAAGAATTTGCACAGCAGGTAGCCAGGTCAACGGATGCGGCTATTACATCATGCCTGGACAAAGTAGTAGGTCCTGGGTGGGAGCTGGAAAAGGTGGAGATGGAACGCCTCCCGAATACCGACCCAACAAAGGCAGGAACCAGGTACAGAGTAAGCTATGATGGAAAACCGGTAGGGAAGATCAGGAGCATTATCGCAGTCCAGGAAAACAAGGCAATCGGTAATTTGTATGTGGAAATGGTGGAGGATTAAAAGGACATGAAAAAATACGAGTTAAACAGAAAGCAGTACGATCGCATCCGCAAGATGGATCACAATGACATGAAAGAGTATCTGAACGCAGTATATGAGAACGGGTACAGAGCTGGAGAGAGAGCCGCATCTGAAAAAGCAGCAGAGGTTCCGGATCTGATCGGTCTGGAGGAAGAAATGCAGAATATCCGTGGTATCGGAGGAGCAAAGGCAAGAGCGGTGTGTGAGGTTGTAAAGATTTTCTTTGAGAGAAAGGTGGCTGGTCCTGATGAAACCGGTTCTGAAATATCCGGGGAGTAAATGGAGGATTGCCGGAGAGATTGTGGCAAGGATTCCGGAGCATCACACGTACCTGGAGCCGTTCTTTGGGAGCGGAGCCGTATTCTTCTCAAAGGAGCCGAGCAGAATTGAAATGATAAATGACCTTGACAATAACGTGCCGAACCTGTTCCGCTGTATCCGGGATGATCCAGACAGACTGGCCAGAATTGTTGCGACAACGCCTTATTCCAGACATGAGTATGAGAGGGCGTTCGCATCGAATGGGGAGCAGGACGATTTCCAGAGAGCGGCTGACTTTTTAACTACATGCTGGCAAGGTCACGGGTTCCGGACAAACGGGTACAGGGTGGGCTGGAAAAATGATGTACACGGTCGGGAGAGTATGTACGCTCTCCGGAACTGGTACAATCTGCCGGAGGTTATCCTGGAGACCGCAGAACGCTTGCGGTGTGTCCAAATAGACAACAGACCGGCACTGGAAGTGATAAAGAGGTTTAATTATCCGGATGTTTTCATGTACATAGATCCTCCGTATATCCTGGGAACCAGGACGGCAAAGCAGTACAAGCATGAAATGACGGATGCAGACCATGAGGAGTTACTTGATGTTCTGAAAAGCTCAGAAGCCATGGTAATGATAAGCGGCTATGAATCGGAGCTTTACGACAGCATGTTAAAAGGCTGGCACAAGGAGCAGTTCCGGTCAAATGCTGAATACGGAGGAAACAGGGTAGAAACTGTCTGGATGAATTACGAGAGGCAGTTTACTATAAAAGATTTTCAACAGGAAAAATTATTTTAAGGAGGATTGCAAAATGGCAACTATCAAAAGAACAGAAACGAGCAATGTCACATGGAAAGAGGTTCTGGAAATCATCAATTCCGGGAAAGCGACTGAGAAGCTGAAACCAGGAACGGAGATTACGGAAACCTTAAAGGATGGCAGTAGAGCCGTAATAGCGGTGGCAGCCGTAGACTTATACCAGAACGGTGAAGTTATTTTCTGCTTCCGCAACACTGTCGGGGAAGATCACCGGATGAACAAGGAGTGGACGAACAAAGGAGGCTGGAAAGATTGCAAAATGAGAGAATACCTGAATAGCGAAATCTTGGCTCTGCTTCCGGATGAACTGGTAGAAATGCTTTCACCTAAGAAAACTATTCAGATTCAGAATGGTTCTACTTTGGAGTGTGAGGATCTTCTTTTTCTACCGTCCGAGTACGAGGTTCATGGAGAGGAGATTTATGCAAAATACAACGGGGTAGACAAACAGTTTCCGTTCTACAAGGAGAGAACGAACCGTAT